AGAAGGGTTCCATGTTACGTGGACGTGTGCGTGAAGGAATGCATGTGGGCAAGATGGCATCGCCCATCAACCAGATCGGTGCACTGGCGTTGAAAGCCCCCACTGGACGTTTCGCGCCGTTGCCTAATCAGCAGGCCGCGTATGACAGGCGTTGGGTGTTTCCGCAGGAAGGCGAACTCCCGCAGCTTGTCGATACGTTCGACGAACTCCAGACCATCGTTGACCCCAAGTCCGGTTTGGTTGAGACTGCCGCAAACGCGGTGGGCCGCGCATGGGACGACAATATTATTCTCAACGCCACCGGCACGGCGCAGTTGGGCCAGGATGCAAATTCACTTACGTCCGAGACGTTCTCCACGGCTAATTTTCAGATCGCGGCTACGTTCGGCTCAAATAGCACCCCTTCGGGTTTGACCGTCGCAAAGATTATCGAGACGAAGCGTATTCTTCGCCACTACCATAACCAACTCGAATTTGATACCCCGACGATGGTGATCGGTTCGCAGCAGGAGAGCGATCTGCTGAACCAGGTGCAGGTGGTTTCGACCGAGTTCAATGACAAGCCCATCCTTGTGGATGGTCATGTGAAGCGTTTCCTCGGTTTTGACATCGTGATGTCGGAGCGCCTGCCGCAGACCACGGTGAACACCACGCGCGGAGTACTCGTATTTGTCAAGTCCGGTCTCTACCTCGGCGTCTGGAAAGACATGACGAATTTCATCGACACGCGCTCTGATTTGTCCGGCCGTCCCTGGCAGATTCTTACGCAGGTGATGTATGGTTCAACCCGTACTCAGCCGGGCAAGGTCGTCCAGATTCTGTGCGCGGACACCTCCGGCGCTGACATTAATCCTTAAGGAGACACGAATATGACCCTCACCGCAGCCGGCGATATTCTCGAAAGCGCAACGCTTATCAGTCTCGACACCACGCCTGTTCTTATGCCGACAGCGGGTGAAGGTGCGGCGTTCGAGGCGTGGCAGAACGAAGACATCATACTGCCTACCGCTTCGGTTGCGCAATATTCCACCTATACGATGGGGCCGCGCATTCCTACGAATGCAAAAATCAAGAAGGTGGAGTTATACACCAAGGGGATTGACAGCAATTCCACTCCCACCGCCGCGTTTGACATAAACCTGATTTTCTCGGATGCACCCTTGGGCGGCATCGCAGCGGGTGCCCCGGTCACTGACGGCACCACGCAGACGAACGCGGGCACGATTCCCACGTCCGCGCTTACGGGCGCGACTACGACCATCACGGCTTACGCCAGCCCGAACAAGATGTTCGGTTCCGCGTTTGTGCTGCCGGGCGCCAGCGGCGCGGCGACTTTGACGGACATCACATTCAAGAACACGTTTACGTTCGCGGACAAGCAGCTTCCGATATGGGATGTGCTTGGTTTCGCGGTTGACCCCGGCGGTTTCTTTAATTTCTTCCTGGTCAATACCGCAGCGGTCGCTACGGCGGCATCGGGCGTATTGGGCCTGGTTGTGACTTACGCACTGGATTAACGGATCGCGTTCTGGCGAGACTCGGGGAGATTAAAAATCTCCCCCTCTTTCCAGGGCAAAAGGAAAAGAGATGACGGCAAATTTTCTGAGCATCGGCCTTGACAAGCTGAATAACCTCGATGGGGACGTGGCCGTTGCCACTTCCGCGCCGACCGCCGATTTCTATTTCCAGGTTCTTACGACGACTTACAAGCCGACGAAAGAACAGTGCATCATGGCGCTCAGGCAGTTTGAGCGCTATCTCATATCCAACGGCGTTCCCGCAGGGAACGTCGGCGTCGATTTACCTGTCCTCTAAGGAGATTACGATGAACCCGAACCAGAATACCCTGACGTTTATCACCCAAGTCTCCGACCCGCTCGCGCAGACCCAGGAGCCGCAGAACGGTTGCCCCGTGCCCGGTGGCCCCAGTGGCGAGATACTGGTGTCGGAACTCCACGGTAAATATTACAACGCCAATTACCGCAACCATCTTTACATGGCCACGGCCTCGGGCGTGACGTTGCCGGTTGTGGCTGCCGGCGTGGCTTCGGTGTTCTCGCTGATGAACCCGCTCAACTCGGGCAAGAATCTTATCCTTCTGCGCGCCGCCATCGGTACGGTGCTGGCGACGACCGTTGTGGACATCGCGGGTATCTATTACCTGCAGAATCCCGTGAACGCTTCACTCACGGCGGGCACCATCAAGAGCGGTATTCTCGGCAGCGGCGCGCCTTCGGTCGCCACGTTCTACACGGCCAACACGCACACCGCCCAGACGCCGATCCTTGCGGCGAATATCGGCGGTTATGGCGCAGCGACCGATGGGTCGGGCAACTTCTTCTGGCGCGATTTCGACGGTTCCATTATCGTGCCGCCCGCGACATGTATCGACATCCTCATGTCCACGGCCGCTTCGACGGGTTCGGGCATGGCTGTGGAGCTTACCTGGATGGAAGCGCCCCAGTAATAACGGCTTAACTGAAGGAGACTGAAAAATGTTAAGGCAATATGCAGGCGCGGGCAACGCAACCAACACGGCAAGCTCGACGCTGCCCCTGGCCAATCTTATCGGCACGGCCGCGATCATGCCGGAAATCACCGAGTTCACCATCGGCTCCGACGCCGTGGCGAGCAACGCGGCGAAGTATGCCCTGCAGCGCGGCACGACCATCGGCGGCGGGTGGGGATCGGCGATCACGCCGGCAGCACAAGGCCCTGTCACCACGGCGGCTTTGACCACGATGAACAGCGGCGGCGCGGCTACCGGCCCGACCCTTACCGCGAACACCATTCTCTACCAGGTGGGACTTAACCAGCAGGCGACTTACCGCTGGCTGGCCAATCCCGGTTCCGGTATCTTCGTCCTGCAGGCGGCCGCCGCGTGCGTCAACCTTCTGTCGCTCGTCGCCGCTGTCGCCTTTAACGCGGTCTATACGTTCGTCTGGAGCGAGTGAACTATGTGGGGTATAAAACCCCGCAGGGTTGATGTCGTAGAGATCATCACGGATAACGCATCGGGCAAAATCACCGAGAACGATTTGAAACGTTGCTGCCATTGCGGTGCGTACTGGCGCATCGTGCCGGGATCGGGCAAGCCGCACGCGCATTGCCATCACTGTGACGATGATACTTGCAGCAACCCGGAGTGTATGGCAAACTGCACGCCATTGGAGAAACGGTTGGAGGAAGAGAGCAAGTTCCATCAAATCTGGCAAAAGATCGCACAAGGGGGATAGCATGAAATCGCCGATACTGCCACTAAACCCGGTGAAGCCCAAAGTTGAAATCGGACACATCTTATCCGATCTCTGCTGGTTCGTAGGACAGAACCTGCAGGGCGGCGGCAAGCACGCCGAAGCGGAACGCTTCTATAATCATCTCTATAACCTGGGCAACGACGACCCGATACTGGCCGAGGCGATGATGTATTCTCTCATCGCGCAGCGGCGTTTCTACGAGGCTATCAAGCCCTGCACCGAGGCGATGAAGGACGACATGCCGGGCAAGCGCGACATGGCGCAATATAACCGGGGCCTCTGCTACCTGATGCGCGGGAATTACCAGCTTGGGTTCGAAGACTACGATACCCGGATGCGTATGGGCAAGACTGAGGACATCCTGCGCAAGCGCATCGGCGTGCGCCCGCAATGGGACGGCAGGCGCTGCAATCACCTTCTAGTGTACGGCGAGCAAGGCATGGGCGACCTGTTCATGTTCGGCCGTCTCATCGAGCTACTGGCCAAGCGCCAGCTTGCGCGTCGCATCACCTTTGAAGTGCCGTCGAGCATGGTGGGTTTCATGCGCCATAACTTTGGCGATGTCTGCGAAGTCGTGCCGCAGACGGATACGGTCACGCCCAGCGACGAGCATGTGCTGCTCATCAGTCTGATGAAAATTCTTAACGTCACGAAGGAAACTCTGCCGCCCGCGCACCTGACGGCACAGCCGGACATGATTAAGAAATGGGACTATATCGCTAGACTCCAAGGGTACAAAGTCGGGGTATGCTGGGCGGGCCGCAGCGAAGCGGAACAGGATATGCAGGTGAAGGAATGGAATGGGCGCCGGTCTGTGCCGCTTGTGAAGCTGATGCCTGCGCTTTTGGGTATCGACGGCATAAGGATAGTCTCCCTTCAATGCGGCGTTGATGCTTTGATGCCGGATACTTTTCCGTCCGTGTCGAAACCTTTAATTAATAGCTGGGATGACACGGCCGCCATCATGCACCACCTAGACCTCATCGTGAGCATCGACAGCGGCCCGGTACACCTGGCCGGATGTCTCCAGCGGCCGACGATTTTGTTGAATCATGTGCATACCTGCTGGCGTTGGGGACTCGTAGGCTCGAAGTCGCCGTGGTACGATACCGTCATGGTGCTGCGCCAGGAGATCGAAGGCGATTGGGATAAGCCGATAAGCGAGATGGTCAACCTGATCGCAAACGTAGCCGGGGAGAAACGCCGTGACCCATGAATTGAGGATGATGTATGTTTCGCGTCAATTATAGTCTGGAGAATGGCGAAGTTGTCAGCTACCAGGAAGGCGCGGATTGCACCATCGACCCGGTGCCTGCGGGGTGTGGGATGGTGCTCTATGCGAATCCGTATCCCG